ACGGGGCAAATACAGTGGAATTATCAACAGTCAGATTACACTGGAGGATTTGTTTCAATAAGTACACCAATGTGATGACGAAGTATCCGACTTTTCAAGATTGGGACAGTTTTTGGGAGATTTCACTGAAAAAATAGAAGAACTTATGGGATGATACGTGAAGATATTCGAAGACGGTAAGAGAAGCGTGATCGCTGAGACCCGCATAAACACTGGATTTGAGAAGTTTTGAGAAGATACAAGAGGTTATAAAAAGGTGGTAAAAATACTGCTTGTCTGCCACTGCAGGGTATTCCCTTCTGCCTGAGGCCCTTGTATTTACTGGACTTCCAGGGAATATGAGCGGGAAATTGGGACACTTTTGGGACAGTTGAAGATTGTGATATAGCTCAGAACAGCCGGTGCAGGCTCCTTCAGAAGAAGTCTGCACCGGCTGTTCGTAAATCCATTTATGAAAGACGGAAGATTGTTCCGGTGTATGGATTGAATGAATCGAGAACGAGAATGGACCGATTATTTTCGCTGCTGGGCAACGCCATCCACCCAGACTGGTCAGGAGGGAGAAGAGGCTGCTCATACTCAGGAGGAAGACCGTCTGGATTTTACAGTCCGGTACTGCACGGAGATTGCTGCAGTTACTTCGAAGCAGTACCGGATCCTCCTTGGGGAGCGAATCTATAACATCGTGCACGTAGACGACATGGGATTTAAGCATCACAGCCGGAAGTTCCATGCCGAGCTGGTAGAGAGGTGATCTTATGGCAGCAGGCGTAAAAGTATCGATCGATGGTCTCTCTGATGCCGTTATGAAAGAGCTCGAGGAGTACAACAAGCTCTCTGCAGAAACGGTAAAGAAGGCAGTGGACAGAGCAGGAAAGACTGTCCGGGACCAGATCAAGGGAAGTGCTCCTATCCGGACTGGCAAGTATGCCAGAAGCTGGACTGCACGGAAGACCAGGGAGACTTCGACTACCATACAGGTGACGGTTTATTCTCCTGGCCGGTATATGCTGGCACACCTGCTTGAGCACGGACACGCGAAGAGGAGCGGTGGAAGGGTGCGAGCTATCCCTCACATAGCGCCTGCTGAAGCAGCCGGTGAGGAGCAGCTCACCCAGGACATCATAAGGGGGCTACAGAATGGATAGGATATTACAACTAATGGCGGAGATCGATATCCCTTCTGCCTATGACCACTTCGCGGAAGGGGAGTCGCCGGAGCCGCCTTTTATCACATACTTGCTGCCGAGGAGTAACAACTTTTCTGCAGATGGCAGGGTTTACCTCCATGTGGCGGAGGTACATATCGAGCTGTACACCGATGAGAAGAACCCAGAGGTAGAAGCTCGGGTCGAGGCTGTGCTGGATCGGCACGGTATTTTTTATGACAAAAGTGAGGTCTGGATCGAGACCGAGAAGCTATATGAGGTTCTTTATTCTTTTGAAATGGAGGAATAACCATGAGCAATAAAGTTAAGTTTAATCTGAAAAATGTTTATGCTGCCAAGCTCACAGAGACGGTGACTGAAGGCGTGACAACGTTTTCCTACGCCACGCCAAAGGCGATCCCCGGTGCGGTCAGCATCTCTCTGGATGCCGAGGGTGAGTCCAGTCCCTTCTACGCTGACGGCATCGTGTACTTCCGCTCGGTAACAAACAACGGTTACTCCGGTGATCTGGAGATGGCCCTGGTGCCTGAGTGGTTCCGCACGGAGATTCTGCAGGAGGAGCTGGACAACAAGGGCGTGCTGATCGAGAAGAGCGACAACAGGGAGAGCGTGAAGTTCGCTCTGCTCTTTGAGTTCGATGGAGATGTGAACTGTATCCGTCATGTGCTTTACAACTGCACCAGCTCTCGTCCGTCCATCGAATCTGAGACGAAGGAAGATACCATTGAGCCTGGCACAGAGAAACTGACCATCACTGCTGATCCCAGGGCTGATGGTCTGGTGAAGGCACGTACAGGTGATACGACAGACGCAGCGACCTATGCGGGTTGGTACCAGGCTGTGTACCTGCCTACAGAATCTAATGGAGAGGGGGAGTAAGACATGATCGAGCGTACTATTGAGATTTCCGGCAAGCCGGTACAGTTCCGGTCATCCGCTACGGTCCCCCGCCTTTACCGGGCCAAGTTCAAGAGGGACATCTTCAAAGACCTGTCGAGACTTGAGAAGTCCTACACCAAGAGGACCAAAGACGGAGAGGAGCTGCAGATCGATGATCTGGAGATCTTCGAGAACGTCGCCTACATCATGGCTTTTCATGCCGATCCTTCCATCCCCAAGACCATCGACGAGTGGCTTGACCAGTTCGAGATGTTCTCAATCTACCAGGTGCTTCCGCCGATCCTGGAGCTGTGGGGAGACAACCTTATGACGGATGTACAGGCAAAAAAAGGACTGGCAGAAGTGAGCGGGAAATGACCACGCCACTGTTCCTTCTGCGCTGCACAGAGGTCGGGATCTCAATCCGGGATCTCGACCTTCTTACGATCGGCCTGGTCCTGGACATGTGGACGGAGAAAGCCAACGATGGCGTGAAGTATCGGAGGATTGCTGGTCAGAGTGATTTTGATAGTTTTTAGAAACAGCTTTGTATAGATACTATAGTTTTAATGTAAAGATTAAGTCCATTGTTCGATAATAATTAATAAAACAGAGCCCAAATACTTTTTACAATTATAAGGTATAGGTATCCTAATTAATTGAAATGTGGTATATAATGCTTGATAGGTAGTAGCACCTAAAATGTATCGCTATGTTCACAGCTGCGGTAGTATTATTACGCTCTAACTGGATGGTATTTATGGGTGATTTTATTAGAAGTAATAGTATATGGATTGCTGCGGTAACAGCTATAGTATTAACAATGCTAATAAAAATTAGCTCAAAACCAGATTATATTTCTCTGAACAAGAGGGATTTTTTTGATTTTGGCTTTGATTTATCAATATCATCTATTATTCTTGTTCTCACGAATATAGGTAACAAAACTGTACAGACTTCTATACTTAGCGGAATCTGGATTCTAATGATTAGCTTCGTGCTAATAATGGCCGTCTCTGTATTGGTTAATAGAAAAGGGTGGATTAAGGATAAGCAGGAACCTAATCTCCTTGGAGTTATTCTGCCAGATATATTGGGGATTGGACTCCTTATCGTTGCTACTCTTTATGTGGGAGGAATAATAAAATGAAGCGTAAGAACAATATCCAAAATAATGTAGTAGTTTTTGTAACAATATTAGCATTTGCAATTACGTTAGCGGGGTTTATAGTATCATATATGATGAAAGATAAGACTGTGTCTACTGAGTTGATTTTATCAATAACTGCAACGACTGTAGGTGTCGCAGTTATTCCATTACTTTGGACGTATTCACTATTGATTCTAAAACGAGTTAACCCCAAAAAATATGTATTCTTTTCATATTCGAAGACAGAAGCGGAGTTGGCCAATGAAATAAAACGTAATCTTGAAACATTACTAAACGAGAATTCCAAGTACCGATATGAGATTCTTATTGGCGATGATATCCCTTTGGGGATTGATATGAATGCCGGGATTAAGGAGCTGATTGAAAAATCAGAAATTGTTATACTATTAGTTTCAGATGACTATCTCAGTAGTAAATGGTGTATTTCTGAGTTTAAGTGTTTTGACTTTGAAAAGCAGAAGGTTATCCCAATAGTTCATTCTCATTTCGAAGTATTGACAAAATTGCCAGTAGATATTAGCAATATTAAGGGATTGTTCCTCGGTACAAATTATACGAGCGTAGACATTACGGAGTTGGTAAAATCTTTATCAAAGGATCTGATAAAAAACCAGGTCTAAGTTTATATACTCATATATACTAAATTAAGAAGCACCAGTCAGAAATGGCCGGTGCTTTTTTCATGCCCTGAAAGGAGGTGAGGATCATGTCAGGCAGCAGAATCAAAGGCATAACCGTTGAGATTGGAGGTGATACAACAGGTCTGGATAAGGCCTTAAAAGGTGTCAACTCCACGATCAGAACTACGCAGACCTCCCTGAAGGACGTGAACAAGCTCCTGAAACTTGATCCCGCCAACACGAATCTCGTCACCCAGAAGCAGAAACTCCTGAAGGACGCTATTTCCGCTACAAAGGAAAAGCTGGAGGCCTTAAAGACTGCCCAGGAGCAGGCAAAGCAGCAACTGGAGAACGGGACACTCGGGCAGGACAAGTATGATGCCCTGCAGAGGGAGATAATCGAGACTGAGCAGGAACTGCAGCGTCTCCAGCAGGAGGCGTCGACCACGAGCACGATGCTCTCAAAGATAGACGAGGCTGGGCAGAAATTCGAGAAGGTGGGAAACTCCCTCACCAGTGCCGGGAAAAAGGTCATGCCGGCTTCCGCTGCGGTGGCGGGTCTTGGAGCCGCGGCAGTGAAGACTTCCGCGGACTTCGACTCTGCCATGAGCCAGGTAGCGGCAGTATCAGGCGCAACGGGAGATGACTTCAACGCCCTGCGGGACAAGGCCCGTGAGATGGGATCCAAGACAAAGTTCTCCGCCTCCGAGGCGGCAGAGGCCATGAACTACATGGCCATGGCTGGATGGAAGACCGGTGACATGCTGGGCGGCGTCGAAGGCATCATGAACCTGGTTGCTGCTTCTGGAGAAGACCTGGCTACCACGTCTGATATTGTGACTGATGCCCTGACAGCCTTTGGACTGTCTGCACAGGACTCAGGCCACTTCGCAGATATTCTGTAAGCGATAAAACTTTGGGCGGTTGGACATGAACCAACTTGCCTGAGACAATGGTAGGGAGTAGCATTTTACTCCCAAAGCAAAAGCACCCAAAGTTTTATCGCTTACGATACATATGTGATTTTTATAAGAAAGACTAGAAATGTAAAGAACAAGGGCGCATTTACATATTTGACAAAAAAAGCACCATGAAGGTGCTTTTAATTTGTCATTGGGAATAATACTTAATACACTATAAGATCGCTTAGCAGCAATGCACAGGGATTATCATCGGTAGAGGTATCCCCGGTAAACTCAATCTTCACCTCTTTTGCTCCGACTATACTCTGAGAATACGCGCCATATGGATTGGACTCTGGTATTCCTGCTGTCTGGTCAAACCCAAATTCATAATTGTCGATGTAAACCTTAAAACTATTCCGGCCTGTGGGATCCATACCTGAAATGGCATAGTAATTGAAAGAAATATTAGAGAAAGCTTCGTTAGTGTATATGGTGTAAGTGGTAATCTATTATCCAGAGATTCCGGCATTTAATATTCCCTAAGAACGGCATTTTATTTTCCATAGGTCCACACTTCGGATATACTGCTATCCGGAG